ATGTGGAAGCATTGGTAAACCAGCCTGGAGTTCCATTAGAGCATCAGGATCAGGTGCGAAACGCTGAAAATAGCCCTGAAGTTCAAGCTGATGTAGATGAAGCGGAAGCTAACTCGGATTCAATGGCAAATGAGTGAAACAGCAAATCCTGTAGGCAGATCTACTGCATACGATCCTTCCTTTTGTGAGAAGGTAATCGAGCTTGGATCTAAGGGTAAATCCCTAGAACAGATTTCAGGTGCATTAGGAGTTACCTACAGAACTTTGTGCCGTTGGAGGGATGAATATGAAGAATTTTGTCATGCCTTGGAGGAAGCCAAGATTCGAGAGATGATTTGGTGGGAAGAACACGCTCAAGCCTATCTTGTAGAGCATAAGGATGGGGAAAAGCTCAATGTTGGCCTATGGTCTAGATCAATGGCTGCTCGATTCCCTAAAAAGTATTCAGAGCGTATTAAGCAAGAACTAACTGGAGCAGAAGGCGCTCCCTTGCTAAAAGGTGTAGAAATAACCTTTGTAGAGCCTAATGGAACTAGAACAGAAGATTAAAGATGCGATTTCTAGGATAAGATTTCCTAAGAAATTTGAGGCTTTATTCAAACCTGAAAAGGTTCGCTATCGCATATTTTATGGTGGTCGAGGCGGTGCAAAGTCATGGTGTTTCGCTAGAGCCTTACTTGCTAAAGGCACAAAAAGCCCTTTGCGTATCCTTTGCGCCAGGGAATTTCAGACCTCAATTAAAGATTCAGTTCATAAACTTCTGTCCGATCAGATTTATGAATTAGGCATGGAATCGTTCTATGAGATCACTCAAAGCACCATCCGAGGCAAGAATGGGACTGAGTTCCTGTTTGCTGGCATTAAAAACAATACCAACAACATCAAGTCTATTGAGGGTATTGATATTTGCTGGGTGGAGGAGGCGCAATCTACCAGCTCAAACTCATGGAATGTATTGATTCCTACAATCCGTAAGCAGGACTCAGAGATTTGGGTATCTTTTAACCCTGAATTGCCTACTGATGACACTTGGAAGCGCTTTGTTGAGAATCCGCCTGAAAGCTCAGTAGTCGTAAAAGTAAACTGGAACGACAATCCTTGGTTTCCTGAAACATTGAATTTGGAGCGTTTATCCCTGCAATCTAGAGATATGACTGCTTACAACAATGTATGGGAAGGCATGACTAGGAATACCATTGATGGCGCTATCTTTGCTAAAGAGATGGATCAAGCAGAGATGGATGGCAGGATTACCAATGTTCCTTATGATTCCTCCAAGCCCTGTCATGCGGTGTTCGATTTGGGTTGGGCGGACAATACAGCCTGTTGGATCATCCAATTTGTAGGCTTTGAGATCAGGGTATTGCGTTACTTTGAAGATAGTCAAAAGACAATCCAGCATTATTTGGCCTTGATGCAGACCTTTGGCTATATGTATGACACTATTTGGCTGCCCCATGATGCTGCTGCGAAGTCGCTTGGAACAGGAAAATCCATTGAAGAAATTGTCAGAGCTTCAGGGCATAAAGTGCAGATCCTTGGCAGAGTTCCAGTAACCGACTCAATTAACGCAGCAAGAACTATCTTTAATCGGTGTTATTTTGATAGAAAAAATACTGAAGAAGGATTAAACTGCCTTAGACATTATCGCTATGATGTTGATGAGCATGGAACTTTTAGTCAAAAGCCACTCCATGACATTTATTCGCATGGTGCTGATGCTTGGAGATATATAGGGCTTATGGTAAATGAGCCTAAGAAACGCAAACCAGTTAAACAAAATTATGCCCTTGGGGGCAGTTGGATGGGCTAAATATGGCAGATTATCAGGATCAAGATTCAAGCGAAGATACTCGGATCAATGATGCAAAGAAGTTTTTAAACCTTTGTAATGATGTTGATTCCAATAACAGGGCTGAAGCCTTAGACGATGTTCGCTTTTGTGCTGGGGATCAATGGCCTGTCGAAATCCAGAACAGCCGTAACCTTGAGGCAAGGCCTTGCCTGCTTTTTTAGCAATTTCGTGTCTTTGCTCGGAGTAACCGATAGCCACGGCTTGCTTTACAGGCTTGCCAGCCTCAATCTCACGCTTAATGTTCTCCTGCCGGGTCTTGTCCGACGTTCCGTGCTTGAGTGGCATGATCTTCCCCTTTTGCCAAACTAATTAAATTTGTTAGCTCTTGGACTGCCCCAGAAATTTGCAGCAAAACGGTTTCATGTTGTTTCGCCAACGTTTGCAATTCCGTTAATCGCTTCTCCAATGTCTCCAGCATTTATCGCTCCTAGTTTGCGTTTGAGTTCTTCGTTTTCACGAAACAGAGCAGCGGCCTGTACCATTGCTCCGTCCCGTTGTGATTCCAGCATCTCAACCAGAATCTGCACTTCAATATCAGGGTGCTTTAACATTAGGCAACTGTGCTGACCATAATGTAATAAGTCGTACCGCCGCTGGTCACTGGAATCGTGTGCGTAACGACGGGCGAACCAACTTTGGCGCGGAATACACCGGTTGCGCTAACCGCTGGCATAGCAGCAAAGTTACCGACTTCACCAGTGCCGCTGTTAGTCACGCGCAGGAACGATGCGTTGCTCCAAGTGCCGCCGCTGGCAAAATCCGAATCCAACTGAATCGCAGCCAAAGTTCCGCCGGGATTGGTTGAGCTACCGCCAATAGTTGCACGGAGGGCATTTGCAGCACCGGAAATTGTGCCAGAACCATTGACCGAAGTGCTTACATGAGCACCGTTGATCGTGCCAGCAGTTGCGCCGTTTGCGCCAGTAACGACCGAAAACGCTCTGAGCGTCTCACCGCTACCAGTGCTGGTAAACGTCAGCTTTTGATACGATAGACGAGTGTCGCCGCTAGTCGCGCTGGTTTTGGCATAGCTGCCATTCAGAACGCCTGCGCTAGTCAGAGTAATAGGTACGGAATTAGAGCCAACCTGTACCGAAGAAAATGCTGGGTCAGCGTATGCTACACCAGTCGCTATTGAGTTTGCCATTTTGCTATCCTTTCCAAGCAGTTATTAACAGGCCCAACGTTTCAGAGCCGCTTTTGCCCGGTCACCATCCTTGGCTTCCCGAGCTACCGCACCCATACGGGCGCAGAAACTTTTTTTCCGCTTTGCATCGCCTTCCGTTTTCGGATGAGGAGCAGGCGGCTTTAAATTCGCCTTATTTTCACGATTATACTCAGCCCGACCTTTTGCGGTCATTCCAGCACCTTGCTCAGTAGGCAAATAGTTCTTGCCCTTGCCGGTCGTGGTTTTGGGTATTGGCTTATCGTGCTTTTTCATTTCTTTTTCGCTGTTTTCGCAGCGGCTTTGAATGCCTTGTCAGTAGGTGCGCCCTTACTGCCGGGGCTTCTCATGCGCTCAACTGGCTTATTTTGCGCCTTTTCTCGCTCAATACGCTCACGTTTAGCATGAATATTGGCATATAACCCAGCTTTCATACAGCCTCCACTATCGCGCAAATGTCCTTTTCAGAAATAATCTGAAAATCCTGTCCGTCTATTGTGTGCGTAGGCCAATTTAAATAGTCGCCATTTCCATACTTAATGAAATCGCCTATCTTCGCCTCAAGAACTTCTGTCCCAACAGCAACAATAGTGCCCTCGTTAAACGGCTCTTTATTGCTTACGAAAATAATATCACTTACTTTACGAGCCTGTGGCTTAACCACAAGCTTATTCCGCATCGGTCTTAACATCAGTTTTCCTCACATATTTACGTTTTTGACGAGTTTCAGCAATACCTAGCTCTGACACATACTCGCCGCACCACTCGTTTTTATGTTTGTTTTGATACCTTGGGAAACGCCGACAAAGACCTGTAATTTTCTGATCTAGCCAAAAAATACAAGTTTCGCAGTTAAACTTAGCGTCAGCCATTGAACCGTCTCCTTCAATGGTCAGAAGCCCCTTAGATGCCTGATACATCTCTGGGGCTTCGTCTTGTTAGTCTTGACCGTAGTTAGCACGGCTGTGGGTATAGCAAACGCCAGAATGCTTGCCACCGTCGTATTTGTGATTGCCGCCCTTGACCATCTCAGACTTGCCGCTGGGAACCATGCCCTTAAATACGTTGTGGCGGCTACCTGCGCGATCTGCTGCGCCCGCATCACCCTTCATAGTGGCGTAAGTGCCGTAGCCCTTGCCGCTTTCATTAGTCATAATTTCACGACCTTTTTTCATGATTTACTCCAAATTTTTGAGTTTATAAAGCGTTGAATTTATCAGGTCTGCA